CCCTTAAAGAACACTAGTACATTTTGATGTGTTCTTATCACTTTCCGACCACTGTTCATTTGTTTTCTAGCTCTTAAAGCGCCTGAGCCTGTTACGTTTACTAAGATAATATCATTATAAAAATACGCCTTGCTTTCCTCAAAGGCTTGTTTTGTAATTCCTGTTAAGTCTCTATAATAACCTTTCTTATCCCGTACATCGCTTATAACTACTATTGCGAATCTATTGTCTTTTAATTTACTTGCGAACTTTTTAAGGATAGTTGTATACGCCTCGCAAAATTCTTCATAGGTCATGTTTGAAATGTCGTTCTCATCATCGCTATATACTTCTAAATCAAAGTAAGGAGGACACGTAAATAATAAATCTGCGCTTTCATCTTCAATGTGTTCATCAACATTTAACGAGTTATCACATATCCAATTTATTTTGTCAGTGTCTGAACCAATCTCTTTTGCGTTGTATTTATATTCCAGTAAATCGTTTATCTTGAGCCTTTCAATCTCCATATTTTCCCCCTTAAAATTAAAAAAGAGACGCCATTGCGCCTCAATATGTATTGCACCTCGAACCGTAACAAGTGCTAAATATGTTTTTCTATTCCTGCGCATTGGAATATATCGGACTATGTATTTAATTTTAAAAAAACCCCAGTGGTGGAGCATACCACTGAGGAAAAAATATTTTAGGAGTCCCAACGAAATGACAAAATGAGTTGGAAGAATCGCCCTATTACAGGCTATCACTTACAGAGGAATCGAACCTCTAGCGACAATTAAATCATACGATAAAACCTGCTCGCTTCACCAGATAAGTGAGGAGTAAGGCAGATTTGCGGTCTGCCTATATAAAAAAGAAGAATGCAAACACATCACGTTTACATTCTTACTATAACTTATTTTTGCTTTTAAAACAACTTTTTACACGCTTTTTTTGTGATTGTAAAACTAGTTCAAACCGTTATCAAAGAATAACTTTTTGATTTCATCGCCAAACAATTCAATAGCTTTTAGTGCGTCAGATTCGTTTTTGAAATAACCAAATACATTGAAGTAGTCATACTCATTCTTGCATGTAACGAAAATATTTTCACTACCGCCACCGTAAACTATGAAATACTTACGTTCAGAAAAGTTTTTAAAGTCCGCTTCCCACCCGTCGTTACACTCATTTTTGAATGCTCTGAATCGTGTTATTAAGTTTCTTTTATTTGCTTCCGTTTCAGCTTCTTGTTTAGTTCTAAAGATATGCCCTTGACTGAATGAACCATCAATCCATGCATGATTACCCCAATTTGAACTATTGATGTTTCCGTATTCGTCAATCTGATAAATTTCGTCTCCTTCTTCAAACATGAGCTCTGCATACTCTAATGCTTCAATATTCTTATATAGTTCTTCTCTTTCTTTTTTAAGTTTTTCTAATTTATCCATTTCCTAGCCTCCAATTTCAGGATTGATTGCTTCAAAGTAAAAATCATCATATTTCTTTGTTTCAAGTCTAGTAAACTCGCCATTGATAAGGGTGATATATCGTTCAAATTCCATCCCTCGTTCACTAGCATAGATATTAAAATCAATATTGTATTTCTCGCTTAATTTTTGGAATAAATCATTTTCAACATCCCACGCTTGTTTAAACTCTAATGTCACATACGTTTCTTTTTCGTCTGAATCAGAATAATTATAAATTTCAATTTCGTTATGTTCGATAAAGCAACGAGTACTATTGTTTAAATAAAAATATTCTTTTTCGTCATCGCTTAATTTATAAGAGTACTCATAACCGTCATACTCCATTTTGATATTTTCACTTTTTGGACTTTCAAACAGTCCTACATAGTCCATTTTTAAAATTTCATTTTCTAAGAATGAAATAACATCCTCTTTCTTTCCCCGTACTTTAATTACTCCTTTGCACCAATTTGGCATTTTTCATCTTCCTTTCTCTTTTTCATTTCTTTAATGGTTTTCAACACTGCGTGAGTGATTTCGTGATTACACATCCCTTGGACGTTTATTTCCCTTTTATGATTTTCAACCTTTAAACGCCATTGAATGATAGGGTCGTTTAAATCGTATTTATTCTGTTTCATAGTCTAACCATTTTTCTAAATCATCAACAAATAATTCAATCGCCTTAGCACAATCTGACTCGTGTCTAAAATATCCAAACATGTTAAACGTGTTCATTAGTGTTTCGTGAATGCTAAAATAATCGCCGTCAATTGTAATAGAGTATTTATCCTCTTTAAGATTGTTCCAATCAGGCTCCCAATCCCCTTGACATTCTCGTCTAAATTGATTGATTTTTGCAACTGCAATACGTCTTAAACGCTCTTTTTCTGCTTCTTTTCCTGTTCTGAACGTGTTACATGCATTAAACCTTGCTAAATCTATTGAATCCATACACCATTGTTCATTGTGAACCTCCCCATCACTACTTATGAACCAGTACATTTCGTTTTTATTAAAAGGTAACGTTTTTTCAAAATCATTTTGAGCCTTTTTAAGCGCTTTGCCTAGTTCTTCATACTCTTTTTGTTTGTTGATATATTCCTCGTATTCTCTCATTTTCATCTACTCCTTATGATTTTCAATAATCTTTTTTACTTCTTTTTTGATTTTAAAATATTGATGTGGGATATAAAATAACAATCCAACTACTAACAACAATGTAAACACTGATGTAATTCCTATCATGATAAACAACGGCATTAGTACGATTTTCCACGCCAATTCAAAGCCTAGTAGTTTTGCACTCATTAATAGAGTCGTTAAACTAATCGCTACAATCCACATAATTTTTGAAATAACCCCAATTACAAATTTGAAACTAAATTCTTTTTTCATTTTATTTTCTCCATTCACTCTTCATAGTCAAAAACATAATAAATTATAAGCCCTAAATTAAGTGATAATGTTATCATAAATGGCAGAGATACAAACCTCCACGAAAACTCAAATCCTAGAATTTTTGCGGTGGCTAGTATACCGCTCAAACAAAATCCGATTATCAACGCTCTTAAACTTTTTTCCATGATGATTTCTCCATTGCTCTATTTAATTTTTCAAGTGCGAAATCCTCCTCGCACCTTATACGCCTTTTCCTGTATTCTTTTTCAGAAAACTCATCTCCATATAATAATTTTGAGAATTCTCTTGACGGCGATTTTATCCTAAAAAGATATTTAAACCAGTATTTAAGCCTGATTTTCAATCTAGTTGTTTGTTTCAGGGCTAGGTGCGTTTTCCTCGTTCTCATTTTTATTATATCCTCTCATTTTGGCTAGATTTTTTTTGATAACGGCTTAATTTTAAGCCCTTTTTAAGCCACTCGTTTAAATCAAATCTATTTTCGCCATGAATGGCTATTCGCACCGCCTGTCTTCCTGCAAGTTCTTTCTTTACCTCTTTTACAATTTTTTCAAACTTTCCAACAACTACAATGCTTTTAGCAACAATCAATTTATTTTCAGGCTCGAAATAGTCAGCAACTTGTGCATAATAATCTACTACACATTTATTAGTATCTGCCCATCCTGCAATTTCAATGATATTCTCGCAATCAATGTATAACGTTTTGCCTTTTTGTGTTTTGAATTTCATTGAGCACCTCGATTTTAGTTATATAACTCTAAAATTCTAGCGTTAAAACGTTCAATAGCTTTTTTGCAATCGTCATAGTCCTTGAAATATCCAAATCTTGGAAAAGCGTTTGTGCTAAATGTACTGTAAATTGATAAATCGCCCTTATATAGTGCGATGTAGTGTTTTGGTTCTCCGTCAATACTCCAAATTGGTTTCCAATCGCCGTTGCATTCATTTCTGAACTCTTCAATTTCTTTTTTCAAAATACGTTTTTTAACTTCTTTTTCAGCATCTCTAAACGACGTAAATACATTCCCTTGTTTATTCATATCATTTAACACATTTGATGTGTCATAATTTTCAGGAACTTCCCCGATTTCTCCAAATGTATTGACATACCATCTCGCATTTTTTAGTTTTTTAATATTTTCGGTTACTTCTTCAATCTCTTTATCTATAACAGATTTTCTATTTTTTAAAGCTTCTAATTGTGTTTCTAAACGTTCGATTTTATCCATTTTCAAAACTCCTTTATTTCAATTTTTGTAAAAGTGTTAGTGTAGGCACTAAGAATTGCCACGATATTAAAACAATCACAATAAGAATTGCCGATATTCTAAATGCCCAAACTGCTGGTTTGAATGCTTTTTCGTATTCGTCAATCACTAAAGCTAATAAAAACGATGAGAAAAGCACGATAATCAATATAACCATTGAAGCTGTAATTATATTGTTTAAAAATATCTCGTTTTGTAATTTTGGTGCGATTTTATACGCTTCTTCTATGCTCATATTAAACATTTCAGCAATTCGCCTAACAACTACGTAATCCATTCATTTCAGCCCTTTCTTTGACCTTTTTAGCTATCCATTCACGCCTTTTCGTGATATACATTCTTAAATCCTCATGCCCTAATTTCACTAATTCCTGACATACGTTTATTGTAATTCTTTCGTATACACTATCTGCTTTTCCGTTTAACAATTTGTAAAATGTTGACTCTGATATTTTCAGCATTTTTTGTAAAGGCTCATATCCATAATTTTTGATTTCTTCCCTGATAGCGTCTGCCAACGCTTGCTCACTGCGATAATATTCAACATCCTTAACTTGGATTTCTTTATGGATTTCAATAATTTCAAAATCCATTTTGTACTTTTCAGCTACTTTCATCGCTTCTTCTTTGGCTTCAAAGGTTTTCGCTTTAAAGTCAAATTTCGTTAACACTGCAGTGTTTTCAGGATGTTTTTTATCTAAATAACCCATTTGATTTTTGTAACTTTTTTCAGATTTTAGATACATATTACCGATTTTAACAATATATTCATTCATGTTTCTTTAACCACACCTCAATCACATCCAGTGTACTTTCATTTACTTTTTTGTTTTTTAAAAATGTTGAAAGAGTCGTTATGGATATGCCGATTTCAACCGCAAATTCCATTCTCTTTGTATCCGTTCGCTTATCCATAACTTTTAATACTCTTTCACTCAATTTCAAGTGTCTTGTTAAGGAGTAGTTATCTCCTTGTTTTCGCCCTTTAATTGTCTTGACAGTAGCAGGAATTACCTTTGACTTAACGTCATAGTTTGGAATAACTATACATTTTTTCTTTTTGTGATAAACGTATCTCTCGTTATCTTTTTCGACAATGTACGTGTTTTCAAGCTTTTTAACGATTTTAAAACGGGAATCCCCCACTGTTATTGTTGTTTTCAAGATTTCCTAACTCCTCATGCAATTTATAAACACTTTCAACGTATTTAACGGCGTTTTCATAAAATTTTCCTGATGCTTCACTGTCTTTATACGCTTTTTCAATTAGTTCCTCGCCTGTTCCTGTAAAGCAACCTACAACGTATGTTTTGTTTGAATGTGTATATGTGAATGTTCTTCCACTAGTCCAATTGTTTTTCAAAGTTAAATAATCAATGTTGCTTTTAACAACGGCGTCTTTTGTGATTTTTGCATTTTCAACCTCAACGCCTCCTGTGATAACCGCATTATCATATACTTTGCTATTAATCACTCTCGCATCATCCACAATAACAAAATTCGTAAGTGATGAATCTGAAATTGAAGAGTCGCCCTTAATTATAGCGTTGCCACAGACCTCTGAATAGCCCCTGATACGTGAATTTCCTAGCACTTTAGCATTTCCACGAATGATTGAAACATCGCAAATATAAGCGTCCTCTGATACATGAGCATTTCCCTTAACAGTAGCACTATAACAAACTACCGCACAATCATCAATGATTGCATGTTCAAACACATTTGCCTTACTGTGAACCTCTGAATCTCCTCGAACAATTGCGTCTCCGTACACTTTAGCCTCATCACGAATTGTTGCGTTTTCTGAAACAACTGCGTCCTGCCAAACACAAGCTTCATCATAAACCCAACAATTACCGCTTTGTGACAAATTCCATTCTGCTTGAATGTATCCTCCTTTATCACCTTTTCTAACGTTATAAAAATCTTTTAAAGCTTCAATCCTATAAAGAGTATCGCCGTGTGGGCTTCTTCTTGTCTCGTCTTTCAACAACTTATATTTATTTTGCATTTCTTTTTCTCCTTTTCTTTTTTCAGCTTCTTTAAATCTGAAATTCGTTGTAAACATTAAATTTCCGTTTGGTAGTTCTTCCATAGTCGTCGGATAACTCTCTATAACAACGTTTATAGGAGTGTATCCTAACTTTTCCGCAAATCTCTTATAGGCGTTTTCTCGTTGTTCAAAAAGTGCGTCATGTACGCTTTTGCTCAAAACACTAAAATCGTTATTGATTTCAATTTGTCCACTTTTAAAATCAGGGATGGTTATTTTATCCCCAATATCAATATTTATCAATTTATCAAATTGCTTTTTGTTGATTTCAGAAAGGTAAGTCATCATCTTCCACCTTGAACACATCGCCGTTGCTTGTAAACGGGTTGTTATTTTCAAATTTTCCTACCAAATTTTGATTTTTATTAAAGTTTTGAGTATTTATATTACCGTTGCTTAAAACGCCGTTATCGTCATTTTTTCGGCTTTCTAGCAAATCAAAGTTTTCAACGAGTACTTCCGTCACGTATACACGTTGCCCTTGTCCGTTTTCATAGTTGCGTGTTTGAATTGAGCCACTTACACCAATTTGTGAGCCTTTTTGTGTGTAATTTGCTAGATTTTCCGCACCTTTTTTCCAAATCACACAATTGATGAAGTCTGTTTCACGTTCGCCATTTTGATTTTTAAAACGGCGTGTGACCGCAAGTGTGAATGAGCCGTATGCAACCCCTGATTGCGTGTATCTTAAATCTACCGGGCGTGTTAGTCGTCCAATTAGTTGGGTACTATTCATTGTTATTAATTCCTTTCAAAATTTGTTCTTTTTTCTCGTTTAAAATCGCTTGATATTCAGCCTCTCGCAATGATTTTAACTTGCGAATTCGCTTCATAACCTCTTTGTATTCCGCTTCTAAAGGCTTGATATACATTGCCATTTCTTGACGATTTCTCGCTAGAAAATAGCCCTTATATCGTCCTTTGCGTGTTGCCACGATTGGAACGCCTTTACGACACATATCGTGAATGGTCTTCGCAATCCGTCGTCTGCTTGTTCTAAAATCGCATGCTAGGCTCTTACTTGAAACTGCGTTCTCTACTCCAAACATCAACGTTTCAAACAAAATATGTTCAAATACGCTTAAACGCTCCACGCTGTAACCTCCACTCTAGGATATTTAGAATAACGTTTACCAACTGACAAATCGCAAATCTGTTTGTCGTCTATAAAAAGAATTCCGTTCAATCCGTCCAAAATAGCTTTTGCATAATTGTCAACATCAGGCTTTATGGTTGGCAAAATCTTTCCCATTTCCGCAAGCCGTCGCTTTTCCTTACTGAAACTTTTAGGGATTGACTTATAAACCATGATTTTAATATCTAGTGCAGTAGTGATACACGGCACATTGTTATCAATTGCGGTCGTTTTTACGATGTTTTCGTATGCTCGTGTTTTTGGCATTGTGTAAACATGACCGTATTTTGAAAATCTTGGTCTTGCTTTCGGCACACATTCGCCGTGGATTGTAAAATCAATTCTGTTGTTCGCCATTAGTCTTTTTCTTCCCTCCTCGTATGATTTCTCGTTTCTTTTTCAAAAATTCCTCTTTGTCTTTTGTTGTTAACAAGTTTGCAATTCTGTTCACTAAGTTTATATATGCCCCTTTGTTTTGAGCATAGAACAATCTTTCTCGGTCGTCCATCTAAAAATCCACCTCTTCAACGTTATCTAATTCTTCAAGAATTTTTTTCTCATCATCCGTTAACTCTTTAGCTTTATTATCATAGATTTTCACACTTTCTACATATCCGCCACGATTTCCTTTTTGAAATCGGTGTCGGTTAGATTCCGCTTGCGCTTTCTCTAGAGTATCAATGCCCTTATTCGCCCATGATTGCATAATGCCCTGAGCGTATCTGAATTTCAAAACGTTTTCCTCGACTGATATTTCAAGCGCTCGTTTAACGAGTTCAGGATTTAAATCATTGCACCACATCATCAACGACTGTTGAATAAAAGCACTAGTCATTCCAAAATGGTTTTCATAAAAAGAAAAAACATCAGATATTTTTTGAGCCTCTGTTGTTGTTGGAGGTTCGTCTGCTAGATTTTCAGTTTCTGATTTTTCTTTTACAGTTTCTTTTACTTTAATTTCTTTTTCTTTCTTTTCTTTTCTTTTCTTTTCTTTTGCGTACTCTTGTTGACATAAATCCTCGTTTTCGGGGGTTTCTGTATGCAGAAACTCAGTTTCTGTTGACATAAACTCTTCTTTTCGAGTGTTTATGAGGTCATAAACTGTAATTATTTTTGAGCGAACACGTCGCCCACTTGCTAAAATATATCTTTTTTGAATTCCGATTGATGTTAAAATTTTATGATTTTCGTATAAGTTTTTATCAAAAAATTCTACATCCACCATTTTTTGAATAACATTTTTTACAAATTCTTCTTCAAGTTTTAATTCGTCTGAAATGATAAAAATAAAATCGTCATCACATTGTGCATAATAGCCGTTATCTCTGTATATATTTATGAATATATTCAAGGCAACGGCTACCGCCGAGGCACCGTAACTGCGGACGACTTTTTTTGTTTTTAAGTCATTCAAAAAGTTAACGTCTAATGGGAAATAATCAAGCCCCATTTTCGGCGGTCTTGCCATTGTTGTTTCCTCACTCTCTAATTTGTACGGTTGAACAGATTTTTATAAAACGATTCAACTTCATTTTTTCGTTCTTCAGCGAATTTTGTTTGAATTTCATGCACATCATATTCAGTGCCATCAAATCCTCTTACCTTGATGTCGATTTCAACTAGTACTGGAATGATTTCATCCCCACCTTGTGAAAGAAATTCCGCAAGTTTTTCAGTAAACAATACATTGTCCTTATTGATGTTTCCGTCGTTGTCATATACATCAACTGGCGCTGAACATAATAGGCTATCAATGAAATTTGCGTTAAATCCTAGTTGCTCATCAAATTCAGCTTTTCTTAAAAACTCTCCTCTCTCTGTACTCATCACGTATAAACCTTTCTCTTTCATACGTTGTTCCTCCTTTTGGTTTGTTTTATTTTTTGTAGTTCCTCAACTACATCTATACTATATCACATACATTATATGTTGTCAACACTTTTTTTGAAACTTTTTTTAAAATATTTTTTATATCCCGAATTCTTTGACCTGTTCAGGCGTTAATTTGATTGGAATTATCTTGTATTTCTCACAAAATGCAGTCAATCCGATTGTATGTTGCTCTATGTGATAATCACGCCTTAAACACATAAAACGGTGTTTTGAGTGGTCTATCTTTCTTCTATTTCTTCCCATTCCAACAGGCTCAAAATGAGCCACATCGCCTTTATCGCCACTAATGAAGCAACGGCGATATTTAAGATACAAGAAGAGCATTCTTGTATCTCACTACCGACGAAATACTGTTGATGTCGAAACGGCACTTCATGTTGAAAGCACCATTCAATGATGTATTCAATGAATTGCCCTGCGTCGTATATGCTTATTTGATTATACGCTAGACTAAATGTTTCCCATTCTGTCATTACGTTTGTGCAAAATTCGCCTTTCATGAAATCTTTGACAATCTCTAAGGGATAGCCAGTATATTCAGATATATCATTTAACAATCCATAAATATATCCTCGTTGGTCTGAGGTTATCCCTCTCGGGTCTAGTATGGTTATATTTGCCCGATATAAGCCATCTACGGTGTTTTTATAGTACGGTGGTAGTTTTATATCACTTTCTGCGTCAAACGTTAAAATGCCCCTTTTTTTGATTTTAGGGTCGCGCTAAACTCCATAACGTCTTACGCCTTCAAGTTTAATGTTATTTTGAGATAAGTACTCTTTTAATGCGTCTTTTTCTTCCTCACTTAACCACAACTCAATTTGCCACAATACTTTTCGTTCCGCAGTGTTTTCTGTCCACATCCCTGCGCTCGTTGTTGGTGCTAGATTTGGCACAATTTCGCTTTCAATTTCGCTTCTAGCCTCTTTCATTTGATTTTGTAGGGCTTCTTGGGCTTTGCGTCGTTCTTCCTCTTCTTGAACTCGTTTCGCTTCTCGTTCCTCAGCCTCATCAACTAATTTAAGAATATCATTCAAATCTCGTTGACCAATTAAAACTGCATACGGCTCTACTGGTTGACCTGCTTTTTTGCAATATTTTTCGATGGTTTCTCGTTCTTCTTCACGTTTTTTGAACTCTTCTTCTAATCTGATAATTTCTTTCTCAACTGTATCAAAAATAGATTTTTTGGTTTGCTTACGAGTGAATGCTTTTGCGTCCAACATATCAAACGTTACATCAAAGCTTGCTAAACGTTCATGCTCCTCAATAGCTTCCTCAATCCATTTCTTATAAACCTCTTTGATTTTCTTATCAATGTTTTCTTCTGCTCTAGTCATGATTCGTTTTAAATCCAAGCGAGCATTTTGGACCTCTTCAATTTGCTTGTTAAAATCAGCAAATTTTAGCTCAATAGCCTCTTTCATATTTTTAAATTCTTTTTTGGTAGCTTTTGCGCCGTCTACTGAACTTTCGTCAGTCGTTACGACTAAAACCTCATCAATATTATCCGCATAAGCCTGAAACGTATCTTTATAAAGCTGAAGATTGGGGATTTCAAAATCCCCTGCTAAATTCTGTTTAATTTCAAAATTATTAGTGATTTTCGCAATATCTGTTACCATTCGTCATCGACTCCATTCGTTTGTGTATTTGATTGTTCTTCTTGTTGTTTTTCAATATCGCTTTTCTTTTTAAAGTAGATTTTTTTAAGTTCGCCGATTAATTTATTTGGTGCGACTTCTAAAATCTGTTTGACTTTGTAAGTTTCGCAAATGTAATCAACTACTACTTTTCTTTCAACGCCCATAGATTCTAATTTTTCAAGATATTTTGAAACTAATAAAATTAGTTCTTTTGAGCCGTCATCCTCTTTATTTTGTTCATTTTTATTATTATTCTCGTTATCCGAGTCTTTGTTATCATCAATCGCATATAAGCCGTTTAAAGCGTATTTCCGTGCGTATGATGATGTAGCCCCTGTTATTTGGCTCTCGTCCATCCCTTTGCGATTTTCAGGCTCTCTTGCTAACGCTTGTGCGCTTATACTGTCAGTTCCATCCGTCACGGTCGCGACCGCTAATACATAAATTCTCCCTGCGACTTCTTTTATTTCATCGCTTATGGTTAATGTCAAACCGTTTTCAAAATTTAAAGGTTTAACGGCTTCTAGGATGTCCTCGGCGCTTCTATAATTAAAATTTCCAAACTTGTTATATTGCCCTTTGGGGGCTTTCAATTTATGTTGGACATTCAATAATCTTTCATGCAATTTTAATTCAGTCATTTCTACTCTCCTGCAACACGTTTTTCGTAAGTTTCATTCATGTATTCTTCAGCGTCTTCAACTGGTACATACTCGCCGTTACATTGAAAATATTCATCGCCCTCGTAAATTTCATGCCCTTTCCAATCTACACCAAAAATTTTTGGTTCTTCCTCTTCTAAATATCTATTGTGCATTTGTTCAAAATCCATTTTGTTTGCTCCTTTCTTATCCTTGTGGATATTCGTATGTGTTATTTTTCCAAGCTTCCACCTCTTTGAATTGTTGTTCTTGAGCGCCATTAGCACACCACATAATGAGTAAGCCTGTCATGAAAATAAAAGCTAGAAAACCTAAGAATTTAAAGTATTGTTTTAAAAACTCTTTTCGCATGATGTTTTTCTTCCGATTTCTTTCTTTTTGGCGCTCTCGTTCAATTTCAATTCTTGTCATTTCGTTTCCTCCTTTCTACATTTATACTATATCACATACATTATACATTGTCAATAGGTTTGATAAATTATTTTTTATTTTTTTGTTTTTTTAATTTTCCTGCGTACGTTGTCAAGCGGTCGCCAATCATGACTGTTAAATTTTCCATTTTTCGATTTCCGTTTTTCAATCCTGACAAAATTGCTTGATGTACGTTCGCCTCTTTTGAAATACGATATTGAGTTTCATTTTCCAATAACCACTCAATGTCCTTTGTGTTTACTTTCATTTATTCGCTATCCCCTTTCTCGAGTTCTTCAAGTTTTTTCAATTGATTTAATGCCATATATGAATATTTATTGCAAAAAATTAAAAATCCGTTGTAAGCTCTCTCTTTCGTTTTAGATTTTTCAAAAAGGCTTTTTGTTGATTCTACCTCGTTTTTTAATTGCTCAATTTTAGATAAAATCTCAACGGCTTTCCTATATACGTTTGTTCCTCGTTTTGATGAAACCATTCTTAAAAGAATACTATTCCCATTGTCGTATATATAATTTAAGTTATTTTCGACTGTTTGCAACGTCTTTAGTACGTTGTTCATATCTTTCCCTCACTTTCACACGTAATACAGTCAATTTTGCCCCAGCTTCTAACAATCTTATTTCTTGATTCCGCATAAGACTTAAGCACGATGGAGCATTCGCTCCATCGCCAAAAGCCTCTTTTGCTTTTTCGTATCTTTCAAATAGATGTGTAATTTTTAAAACACTCTCTTGAATGGTTTGCATGTAATTCAATCCCTCGCCCCATTCTCGTATTTCGTCCGAATTCTTCCCGATATATCCGTACACTTCCGAACTCTCTTTTGCAATAATTTTTACGTTTTTAATCAACATCATCATTTTATGTTCATATTTAATCATCGTCATCCTCCTACCAGTGCCACATAAACGAACGTTTAACTTTGTCGCCGTCCTCGTCAATGTCATATCCGTTGTAATATTCTTCTTGCTTTTTAGCTAGTTTAACAAGATTGTCAAAATTGCCCATGTCTCTTTCGTTGATGTCTTCATATTCGCCAAATTCTGCTGAATGGTCGCCCCATTCTTTCACTTGGTAGAATTGACGGTTAAAAGATACGATGTAGCTACTGTCTTTAAATGATGTGCCCCACACTTGCCATTGCTTGATAAATACAACTCTTTTTGCGTCTACAATGATTGCAAAACCAAATCTTGTTGGAATAACATGATTAGGAGAAATCTTAATTACAACGTTGTTTCCATCCTCTGATACATGAGAACCTGTTAACTCAACGTATTTATTAGAACATTTTAGGAATTGTTCAGGATTGAAACCTTTGAAAGTGTAATCTCTGTCAAAATCTCCAAATTTTAAAGTTCCGTCTTTTTTGCTCCATCTTGAGTGTTTCATTTTTGACCCCTCCTATTTTTAGTTATATGATTCAATGATTTCTAGTAGTCGTTGGTTGTGATGTCTAACGTATTGTACGTTAATTCTAGCTGACTCTTCTCTTCTATCCTCTGTTCTTCCCTCAGTCATTTTCATGCGTTCATCAACTAATTCTGCTAGTTTTTTAATGTCTCCAATCCCAAACTCTAGTGAGTCGGCTGGAATGATGATAATCGCTTTGTTTACTAACTCTTTTGTTCTTTTTGCCTCTGCTTGTAATTTTTCATAGTTTGTCATGTTAATTGCTCCTTTTGTGTTTTTATTTATCTCTTACTTACAATTACATTATATCACGTACATTATATATTGTCAACACTTTTTTATAACTTTTTTGATTTTTTTCAAAAAAAATAATGACAGTCGTTTGACTGCCATTATTGTACTATTTTTTTGAGTTTTTAATGCTTTCTTTGTAGAACATTTTCAAATTATCTACATCAACCCTAATGAAATGTAACGCTCTATACATTTCTTCTACCGCAACAGTTGTTACAATATCACTCTGATTAAGAATTGAACTTTTAATTCGCAATTCTAATACATTTATTTTTGCATTATTCGCTTTCACTCGACCATAGATTTTTACTGTCTCCCCTATTAAATAATTATTTTTTAATGTGTCTATTGATGTTTTTTCGGCGGTTTCTGTCAATCCTCTTGCTTCTTTAACAATTTCGTCTATACATTCAATTACGTTTTTGATTTCTTCTAGTTTCATTTTCTATTCCTCATAAAACATTATTCAGATATTTTTATATCTTTTTGTTTGCTGATAATGGTTTGGTTGTTTTTTACTCTTTCGCCGATTATATCTATTTGCTCTTTTGTAAATGTATAAGATGTTCCGATACCTATTGATGAACTATCTTTAAATAAAGATACAAACCAACATCCGTCTATGTTGACTAAAGCAAACACTTCAAATTGTTTGCGTTTGTAAAGATGGTCATACTCTGATTCTTTCAAAATAACTCTCATAAATTTCAATCCGTCAAAATCTTCTTCCCTTATAATATCAGGCTTTGAATGTCTTATATTTAACAATTCTTTATTTATTAGATTTTCTGAATCTAAATTAGTGTATTCAAGAGGGAGATTTTTAAAATTTCCCATAAACACTTCTTTTGCCACTTTCTTGCTGATTTCTACTCTCATTATTTTCCCTCATTTCTTTCTTGTTCTAATTCATCAATATGTTTCTTCATTTCGTTGTATCGTTTTGTTTGAATTTTGCCTAGAGATTTTAGTTTAGAGTATTTATATAGAGTATCTCTGTATCTAACTAATGTACTTAGAATGAAAATTCCGTAATTTCGTTTGTAATACCAAAATAATTTGTCTGCTTTTTCTGAATAAATTTCTGCCTCTTTCATGGTTGCTCCTCCTTTAATTAAATACAGCTTGTTGCATTAGTTCTAACATTTCATTGCTTGTATTGATTGCAAATTTATTTAAGCCCTCAATACATACCTCTTTATTTTCTCTGATGTATCTTTCACGTTCCATTTGATAGTATTCAATCACTAGCTTGTGGTCTTTTACAATTCTTTCTGATTTTTCGTTTCCTTTCGTTTGTAGTAGCTCGATTGTTTTTTGGTTTAGTGTTAACTTTTCTTTTGTTGTCATTTTCTTTTCTCTCCTTTGTGTTTCTCTTACTTACAAATACAGTATATCACGCTTGTTATACATCGTCAACACTTTTCTCGAATTTTTTAAAAAATATTTTTTTGTACAAAAACCGCTCTCTTGAGCGGTTCATTTTATTTCTTTACCAATTTGATTAGTTTTTCAAGATTTTCATGTTGTTCATTGATGATGTTTGAAAAGCGTTCTAACCATTTGACAGTATAAACCTCATCGAGTGTTGTATCTGATAGTGTAGGCATATCCTCAAAAAACATATTATATAGTACAGAAATTTTTCCGTACCCTTGATGTACTCGGCTATGATATATAACCGCTTTTCTTGTTTTTTCTGCGTCGCCAATTTTCATGATACTTTCTAAAAATAAGTGAGATGTTCCTGCGTTTGTTACTGCCTCTTGTAGACCATTTTCAACGATTTCGTATTTTTGCATTTCTTTTTTTACCTCTTCTTTTCCTTTCATTGCGCTTGCTCCTTTGTTTGTATTTTGTAACCTTTCTTGATTACATTTATAGTATATCACGTACATTATATGTTGTCAACAGTTTTTGTCAAAATAATCTTAAAAAAATAAAAAGAGTCTGACTAAATAGTCAAACTCTCTATGATGATGCGTCTATTTAACTGTAATTAAGCCGTCTGGCTCGATGTTGAACGCTTCTTTTGAAGCCATTTCTCCGTTTGGTTTTAAATAGTACCATCCATTACCGTGTTTAACGTATTGGTCGACTTTCATATCGCCATTGCTAGTGTCGCAATAGAACCAATGGTCTTTATATTTGACCCATCCCGTTTGCATTTCGCCTGATAAGTTGAAATAGTACCATTTGCCATCGATTTCAGCCCATCTTGCACGAATTGAAGCGCCTCGTGCGTCGTGGTAGTAGTAGAAAGTACCATCGTTATACCATTGATTGATTAAGCAATATCCGTCTTTATCAAATTGGAACCACTCATCGCCAATCATTTCAGCCTTATCAACAGGATAGCTTCCGTCCTTTCGACGGTACCACCATCCTTTAGAATCTTGCACCCAACCGTCCGATTTTTGCACCTCTGCGTCAATCATTTCTTGAACAGTATTGCCCAATGTCATGTAATGTTTGATTTTACGAATGATAAAGTCTCTAACGCTATCATTAGAATTTCCGTGCAATTCAAGTGTTCGTTTAGGGCAACTTGTTGGCGTGAATTCATTGTGAAGCTTGATAGAATCATAATCAGGCGTAACACCATAAAATTTCATATCTTCAGCCATTTGACGTAAACACATTTCTTCATTTTCTCTAAAATCAACGTCATTTGCCGAGAATTGTTGACAAACTTCGTATCCGATAGAGTTCATGTTGCCATCAGGATTCGCCGTTGACCATGAGCCGTTGTATGTGTTTTCTACACGTACAATTGTATTTCGGTCAATGTAATAATGTGCAAAGCCTAGTTCCGCTTGTCCGTTGTCATATCGTGATTGTAGCCAACCGATGTACTGTTTAGCGCTCATACTTCCTGCGTCATTATGCAAGATGAAATATTTCGGCGCTTCAGTTGGTCGTCGTCCTGCAATTCCTTGGAAAATATCACGTTCAATAATTTCTACCATACTTTTTACCTCTTTCTATTTTAAAATTTGAGGGGCAAACGCCCCTCTGTCGTTATTTTTTAAGTGAGTTATAGCCATTTACAACACTTTCAATAAGTGTCTTTTTAGCTTCATCCGTAAGTGTGAATCCTTGTTTAGCAAGTTCTTGCGTTAACAATTCATCCGCTTTTGCGAATTTTTCAGCAGACGATAAAGTCACGTTGTTGGCGATTTGTTCAACCGCTCCTACAACTGTTTTTGCGATTGATTGAATCAACTCAAAGTCCTTTGCGTTTGTTTTCGCTTTTAATTCGTCTGTTTTAGCGTCGATGAACTTTTTAAGCCATTGGAAAGCAAAACCAATCATCGCAACTAAAATTGTTAGTAAGCTATTTAAAATAGCCGTTTGAATTTGTTCCATATTTCTTTAATTCCTTTCTTTTGTTTAATTGGCAAACGTACGATGACCTCATGTAAATCTTTAATTTCTCCATTCCCTCCTAAGTTGGTATAACTTTCGTACAATTTACCGATTTCTCTCAATTTTGATGGCGTAATATAGCCATCTTTGATTGCTTGTTCCATGTCTTCCTGCAATCTATATCTTTGTGTTCTCTGAATCCCTGAGCGGTTATCAAGTCCAATATCTTTAACCTGAATAACCTCACATTGGACTTTATTTACACGGTCATTAATATCTTTTAATTGCTCCATTATTTTTTCGGCGTTTTCCTTATTTTCTGCCGTTATTTTAGCCGTTACAATACTAACTATTCCGCCGATAATCGCAATCATAACTGCGTCTGATAGGAATGAATTCAACGACTCATGACCTCAATTGCGATTTCTAACTTCTTCAATTCTTCACGTTTATCAAAAATTACTTGCTCGGCAGTTGCAATGTTTTCTTTCACTACATTTAAATCAGACTCCAAATTTGCTTTTGATTTCTTGATATTGTTTAAATCGTCATTTTTCTTTGCAATTTCTTCAGATAATTGCTGATGTTTTTGTTTTACTTGTTCGATTTCCATATTTTATACCTCTCTTTTTAGATTTTGAATGATACACCATCGAATCCGACCCAATTACCTGTAACGTATCGCACTCGAATATCTCCATTTTTTTGTACGATAAATGAAGCATTGTCATAAGAGCCATTAATAGCGATTAAGTACTGGTTTACTTTAGGTCTGTATTTTGGTGGCAATGTAAATATTTTTGAATCATACGCCGTTGCGCCTTCTTTCATGTTCCCCCGTAAGTATACCACATCCCCAACTTTTGAAAAATAAATTTCGCCGTAATCAGAATCATGTTTCCATCCGCTTTCTAAAACGGGACGTTTCCAATCAGTATCGGGGTCAATTATATATTTCCATTCGCTCCAGTTATTACTTGTAAATGTTCTATACATGTAGCAATTGTGCGCTAGATATTCCTGAATGATGAACGTAACGCCTAGCCCTGTATTGTTATGAGTCACTCTAAGCACTGAACCATTAAAATTTCGATAATCTGGGGGCGTGTTCTTGCTTGCTAGTACTAAAGAATATAAACCCGTTTTTGTCACTTGGTTTAAATCATTGTTAGGCAAAGGAAGAGCAGAGCCGTTGTTTGATGTAAAACCATATAACTGTATTCGATTAGTTTTGTAAAATACATCATTGTCAAAACTTACCGTGTTCTTGAATTTGGCAGGTAGCGCCGATGTGAACATGTCTTTTTCGTTTTCCTCTGGCATTTCCCCTAAATGGAAGCCGTTTCTTGAAAATACGGCTAGAACTTTTGACGGTCTGACGTGCCATGTCGCACTGACTGGATAACCAAATTTATCATTTACGGTCAATGTAAAATCGTAAGATTGCGAAAGCTCGTACATACTTCCTAAATCAATAGTTTTTACATAATTCGGTTGCGTTGACGTTTCGTTTAAAGCAGTAGTCCATTGTGGGGAACCGTTGCTTAAATACTCGACTTGTACTCTATACTCATTAATTGAGCGACCATTTATCCTAACATCACTAACTGTTATACTCGTTTGAGCCTTAACATTCTTGTTAGTGCCGTTTCCTGACCTCAAAGGGAGAAACACATTGATTTTAGGCGTTTTGTAATCGTGGATTTTAACGCTTTTCGTCACTCTCGCAACACGTCCTCGGCTATCCGTTACCTCGCCTATAATATCAAACATTCCTGCCTTGTCAGGTCTAAAATAGCCCTCTTTGTAATATGATACAGTAGAACCCATTTTGATTTTAAAAGTTGAAATTGTAGCTCCTAAAACGGCATTTGCGCCTGTGATTTCCGCCTTGATGTGAGATACAGTGGTTAAATACTCGTTTTGAGGCATCAACCTTGCAACTTTATTATTAAATTCGCTTACTGTCATATTCTCAATGGTTGGAACAACGCTTTCAGGCACTTTAATTTTAGTATCTCGTACATATACATCATTCCCAATCTGCTTATCTCCTAGATACGTTCTTACACACACATCAATTACACCAGTATCGCTATTGGGAATGTGAGTTGCCAAGTCGACGGACGGCACAAACATTTTTGCGTACGCTATCTTATCGCCTAAATCAAACCACCCTGAACCGTTGATGCGATACCACGCTTGATGACGAAAATCAGGAACTTTTCTGTCAATTTGGATTTCCACGTGTTGACCTAATTCAGTAGCAATTACATTTTTAATTTGACTTTCTCTCTCGATTTTAGTCAAGGTAAACGTTCCACTGAACCAATCGATATCGGCTAAACCTGCGACCTCTAGCATTCTAGCCCATACCGTGATAGATTTTTCGCCGTTTTCGTCGTGTACGATTTCTTTCGTACCTCTTCCAAGTTCCTCTTTTTCCTTATTTCTTAAATCGTGCGACACATATTGATTAAATACCACATCATCGCCAATTTGAACGCTTGCTTTACTTCCGTTGTTCAGGTCATAAGTATAGGCGCTTTCTCTCTGAATCCATAGAATCCACTCAATTGTACTTTTGTTGTTTAATTTGTCGATGTTCGTTTCTTCTACTTGTAAAACAAGGGAAACGTAACCGTTATATAGAATTTTTTTAAATTGCATTGTTTAGTTACCTCCCTAATTCCATAGCGCTTGAACCTGAATAAGAAACGATTGTATACTCATCGCCAAATTTCTCAAAAGTATGATTTCCGATGTTGATTGATTGCCAAAACGCCCCTGATACGATAAACATTTTCTGACCGCTCATGTATGCGGTTAGTTTACCACCGTCCAAGAACTCTACACGGTCATTTTTAAGCACCATCTTCATGTTTGCGCCCTTTTTACCGATTTCTAAACCATCATCCGAGAAGTTGAAGAATGTGCCAAATGTACTAATGATGGCACTTGACTGTTCCAACGTTAACTCATAGGCTTTTTGTCGTTCGCCCAATTTTTCTATGGTCTTTTCTTGTTCTAGGATACGTTTATATGCTTTTTCTAAATCTCCAAAACGACCTGTTAAATCACGAGTGTATTTTTCCTCTTCTTTAACACTTTCTAACTCTTGAATGATTTTCGTTAACTTATCAGCGTATTCCCTGTTATTCAATTCCCATTCTTTTTTGAATTTATCAATATTATCCGCATTATCAGATATTACAGGCTTCCACTCGCCATTTGTGTACACTTTCAAGATTTCTTTTTGTCCTGATGTATCCGTCCAAAAATCGCCTGATTGTGGATTTTTAGGGGCTGTATCACCTTTGTATTTATTAATGGTTAAATCCTTTAACACAATACTCTTTGTTAGTTCCAATGCGCCATTTTTGTAAAATTCGCAAATGAATTCGGCTTGAACATTAATGTCTTCTTTTGTGATTTCTATGCGGTTTCTTGTACGATTTTCGGCGTTCCACTGTTCATCCGTTTCTGTTGGTTTTGCGCTTACTCGTTTCCATTTGAACGTGTATTCACTTGTTGTATCAATGTCGAAACGTGTAACCTTTGCAACAAGTGTAGTCCTTGCACTATCCGTATTGCTGAAGACTGTTCCTTTCTCTGAATGGATATGAGCCACGGCAGGCACTTTACTAAAATCAAAAGTGGACTGTTTTAAGAATTTTTCAACGGTCCTCAATTGTTCATCAACGCTTATTCCTCGTTTTTCGATGTTTGAAACGATTACCCTACCCTCGCCATAGAATCCTTTTGAAAGTGAGCACTCAATTTCTGTAACCCTAGCTTTCAGTTTTAAAGCAGGCTTAAAATCATAGTCAACAATGATGACCGTATCGCCTTTGCGGACTTCCTCAGGTAGTTCTGAAAAATCTATCTCATATTCCACCTCTGGATAAGCACGTTTCTTTAATTGTGCTAAAGTTTCCTGAAATAGCCTTTCTTTCGTTGTTGCTTCACTTTCATAGGTTGAAACGATATATCCGCCGTCCTTTGCAACATCCGCATGACGGCTCCAACGTGCGCCCTCTCTCAAATCGTGGATTGTATCGCCACCGACCCAATAACGACCGTCATTATACGAATATCCCTCTAGGGTAAGCCCCTCGGCACCGTGCCCACGTAAGGCGGTCGCAAGGTTTTGAATACTTGAGCGCTTTTTAATATTTGATATTTCTCTTCCGTATTCCAAGCGTATTTCTTTATCTTTCCCCATTTTTTCAACGATATTCACATATTTTTGAACTGGTTTACCGTTTTTTTCAATGATTTCATATTCAATCTCGGCGCCAAACCCTCTTGCGATTTGTCTAATACGTTTACTAGCCGTCTCGAATCCCTCAAATTTCAACTTTCTTTCACGTTGGAAAATCGTGTTTGAGATTGTAAGGAGCCATCCACTATCGTACATATCTCTTTCAAGATAATGTCTAATGTCATAGGCTTTATCGGCTTCATAAGGCCAAACGCTTTCGCCTATAAGGTCAATTCCTGCGTCGACTGCCGTTATATCCATTCTTCCGCTATCTTCTTCAATATCCATTATCTCGAACCATAATTTCCTATCATCGTGCGTTAGAACACGAATATATAGCCCTAGAACGATTTTTTCGGCTTCCTCGGATGTTTTATCTATTGAGAACTTAAACGTCGAAATTCCCGTGTTTAAATCGTCATGAAACACGTCATCATACGCTACCAATCCGCCATCACGGTTGAAACTAGCCTGAGCAACTATCTCATAACCTCTCGAATAAAATGTAATCAAATATACTCACTCCTTAATTTGCCAGTTACAACTTGATTGATACTATCAGGAAACGTTAAACCGACCTCGGCTTTTCTATTTGGACCAATAACAAGCCCTCTTCCCTCACTTAAATATAGCCTTTTAGAATCCACAAAAGCCTTATTTGTTTTAGAATCATACGAAAACCGTTGACCTACTTTGATGACTGGTACAGTATTGCTACTATATCCAAATTGAGCGTACATATCGTGAGGGGCTGAAAATCCAATCATCATGTAATCACGCTCTGCCACGAATTCAATTACAGGATAGCCTTTTGACGTACCTTGATTGTCAAAAATCAATTTATTCCCATCCCTTACCGCTGTTGACTCTCCAACACTATAAGCGAATGGATGAGGGGCTACAAGGCTTATTGTTCCGCTTGCAAATCCTTTACTATGTTTCTCAAACGTTGTATCGCCGTCTAAAATACATTCAAAATAGCGGTCAGGATAATCGCCAAAAACGACTTTAAAGACTTCATTTTTAGTAAGAATCTTCTTAATCAATTCCCATTTTGTATTCACTTCATCATAGATTGAATATTCAATAGTGATTGTACGATGAGTATACTTTTTATTGATTAGTTTTGAACCGTCAATCGCACTATATTGTCTGTACTCTGTTGTAATAGGGGCTAAACCGCCCCTATCCACATTTGTAACTTTGATAATATTGCCAATTTCAGTTCCATCAATCTGAATGCTGAACATTTATTTTTCCCCTCTCGTGAATCTTTCTAAACGCTCTACACGTTTATTTTCGCTTCTTACAATAGGCGCAATAACCCTTGTTATCTCTCTTTCGCCGATTGTAACAGGAACTTCAACGGTAAATCCGCCGTTTGCTATCTCCATTTGTAAATAGTTGTTACTTGAAAAGGCATTTAAACCACTTTCAAAAATACGTCTACCACGGTTTACAATGTTATCAGCAGAAAAATCAAAGTCCGCAATCCTTTGCTTCATCCGTTGTAGTGGAGTATCAACCGTATTAGCGTACTTATCAATACCAACCGCAAGCCCCTCAGGAATGAATCTTCCGACCTCATCCCTCATGACTCGTGACGGCGAGTGAATATCTAGCGCACTTTTAATTGTTGACTTGATACGGCTCGCAATACTGTTTGCCTTGGCAATCGCTGACCCTGAACCGTTCTCAATCCCTTGGGCAAGTCCGTACATAGCATATTCCCCACTTGATACCATTGATGAACGAATGGCGTCGAATACTTTCGGCAACTCGTTAGCTTTGTTTCTAGTATCGTCCACTATTGAATCCATCTTCTTAATGATTACATCGCCTACTGCCTGCATGATACTTTCTACTTTGCTTTGAGATTGTTCTATACCTTGAACGATACCGTCCACGATGAATTGACCTTTTTCAGCCATGACGGTTGACGGCGATTGAATCCCCATCACATTTCCAAACTTGTCAGAAATGTTTGTTCCAATTTCTGAAATAGCTTCACTAGGTGCGCTTGCGTTTGACTTTACGCCCTCAGTTATCCCCTCAGTTACATTCTTTCCTAACTCGCCAAAGTTAGCCTCAGCAATAGCGCCTGTAAGTGTTTGTTTACTGTTCACTACAAGATTTTTAATAGGCTCGGTAAACTCATCAACTGGAATGTTGTAAACACGTCTGAAAGCCTCTAATGCTTCAGTTCCGCCATCTTCAAACGCCTTACTTAATTGCTCTAACTCCTTATCACTAGAGTTAACGAGGCTTTGAACTTGTGAAGCTGCTTTCGGACCAGCTTGTTTCAAGATTTCTAATAACCCCTCGTTTACACCTCTATTGGTCAAGGTTTCAATATTTATACTGAAATTCTTAACCGTTTCGGTATTCGCAAGTAGATTTTCGGTCATGGCACTTGTTGCTACTACACTATCCTGTTTAATTCGTTCAAAAGCCGTCTGAGCGCTATTTTTTAAATCATCATAGCCTTTTCTCATATCGTCCATGATTTTTTGCTGGTTAGCGCTTAAACTTTCGTAAGATACTACTTGACGATTAGCACCCTCTTCAACCGCACTTGCAACTTGGACTGCTGCCTCTTTTTGAGCTAAAGATAAGCTATTAATGCTTGTTTCTGTCGCCTTATGAGTCGCTTGTAATTGCTTGTACTGTTCATCTAATTCTTTTAACTTTTGTTTTTTATCACGGTCAGAAATGTTTGAAGCTTTTGTGATTTCGTCTTTTTCTCTTTCGACTGCTTTCATTTGTTCAAGAACATTTGTTTGGTCTTTATAAGCGTCCGTAAGCTCTTTTTCAATCGCTACTAACTTATTATTTCCCTCTCCTGCCTTGATACGTGCTTCAATTTCCTGCCTGTTCATTGATAATCTACCAGTATTCTTATCGTATTTTAGGTTTAACCCCTCGATACTTTGGTTTAATTTCTCAATTTTTGTTCTTAAAAGAATCTTTTGGGCGCCTGAAAGCTTTTCAGCACTAGCCAATCCCATAATCTCATTTAATAAGTCTTGATGGGCTTTTCCTGAAGCTTTAATATCTTTCAAGTTGCTTGCTCGTTGCTCGTTGTTATCTGATACACTCTTTGTAAGTTCATCGGTAGCCGTTTTTAGATTTTTGATATCCGCTTCCGCTTTCTTCAATTCATCAGATTTCAGGTAGTCCATGAAAGCATTGTAAGCCGTATACAATCCTGCTACCGCAACAGTAGCCCAACCGACTGGACCCAGTAAGCCCATAACCGCAACTTTCATTGCAATTAAAGCGCTAGTTAACGCCGTGAACCCTGTTGCTAGACCTGCTAAAATAGCCTGCAACAACGCCCATCCTAGCATTGTAGCGAACGCCACAATAAGAGCATCTAATGCAAATTTTAGAGGCGGACATGCTTCAAGTAGTTTCCCAAATCCTTGAACGATGAAAGCAATAGGAGTTGAGGCGCTTCTAATGACTGTGTTCATAGTTGAAAATGCGCCGTTTACTGCGTATTTAATCTTATCGATGTGTTGGTCAATGTTCTGACCTGTTACGCTCTTTGAAAAATCATCAAAGGCTTGTATCATGTTCCCTAAGCCTTTCACACTAGTATTTGCAAGGTTATGTAATGATGTTCCAATCCCCCTTGAACTTTCTTTCGCTAGGTCAGCAAATCCGCCCACGCCCTTGTTAAGTTCAATTAATTTCTTCCCAAATTCGTGGAAAGTGATTTTTCCATCACGTAACGCCTCATAAAACTGTACTTTAGCACTTGCGCCAGTGAATCCAAACGCCTCTGCCGTTCTTGCTAGGGCAATAGGCATTGTTTCCTGCAACGTTTTCCATGATTGCATATCAACCTTACCGCTTGATAGCATTTGTTGATATTGAACCAATCCACGGCTTGCGTCTTCACTACTTGAACCACTAGCAAGAAAAGCATTGTTAAGTGCTAGGGTTAGTTTTGTTGAATAGTCAATATCCTTTGTAATTGTAGTTAACTGCTTACTAGTTGCCACCACTTCATCAAGTGAGGTTGGTAAGCCGTCAATTCCCTCAGACAACTGTTTTGTACTTTTTGCGACTTGTTTCGTCTCAAATCCCATCAATTTCAAAACACGAGGATAACTGTTTAACGTATCAAAACGCTTGATAGCTCCATCTAATGAGCTAGTAAGCACTGAGATAGCTTTTTCTGCAATTCTGACCGCACTAAAAGCCAAGAAAAAGTCTTTTACCTTACTTTTACCTTTTTCGGCTTCATCCCCTGTTTTTTTCAATTTTTCAGGTATACCTTTTGTGCTATCAGGAATCGGCTTTTGTAATTCGTCTGTTAACCCTTTGACTTTGCCTTTAGCCGTTTCAGCCTCTTTACCAGTCTTTGCCAAATCATCCTTTACATTATCTAGCCCTTTAGACTTGGCAGGTTGAGCAACCTCATCTTTTAACTCTTTAACCTTACCTTTAGTCTTTGTTGTCTTATCTGAAACATCGTCTAAATTCTTCTTAAATTCGTCAAATCCTGCACCTTTGGCAGGCTTGCTCAATTCTGATTTTAACTCTTTCAGTTTCTTGTTTAGCTTATCCATGTCTAAGCCATCCACTACTACTTTTATCTCTAATTTACCATCAACCAAACATTATTCCTCCTTTCTTTGTCTTAATTTGTACTGTTCTTTTAACTTCCGCATTTTACGCTTGTATTCCTTACTGTCGCCCTTTTGAGGTTCCCATTGTCTGATACTTCTAACTTGATATAACAACGTATCTTCAGGCAATCCCTCTAATAATGATACAAATTCATACCAATGCATTTTCCCAAACTCTTCATATAGGTTTATTCCATACGTTTGGCGAAAGGCACTATAAATCAATGACGAATCCTGCTCAAAATCAAGCGTTTTTACATTCGCTTCCGCTGTTCTTTTCATTGGATTTCCTAGTAAATCGTATTCTATATCTAGTTCACTGTCCGCTTGATTGATAACGTTGTATAGTACGTATTCAATGATTTCAGGTTTTTTTATATCCTCACATTCAATATCCAAAGCCTCAATCATTAAATTTATTTTTTCATCAACATTTAACAACGGCTCTTGTTGAATCTCCTGAACGTCTAGAACTCTATCAAACGCTAGGTTTATAGGATATTTTTGACCGTTAAAAACAAACGTATCCGGCAGGCGTTCATTTAATTTCATGTTACCTGCCTCTTTCTATTTCTTTTCTGCAAGTTTCGCTTTAAAATCTAAAACTTTTTGTTCGCTTTCTTTCTCACGTTCTTCTTTTAATTGTTCCAACTTAACCTCAATGCAAGCTTGTACTTGAATCCACGCCTCTGTTAACGCTTGAATGTCAGGAAAATCATTGTAAAGTTTGTCAAACGTCCCCTCTCCAAAGATAAGGTCATAGTTTAGTTTTGTGCTTTCTTTCGTTAACTCAATCGCACCATCAAAATTATCAAAGTTTACTTTATCCCCATCGACAATTGACTTATCCATAATTTCTTTTTGAATCTCATTTAAACGCTTGTTGACTTCTTGCTCTAATTCAGCATATTCCTTTACTTTCTCAGCTCGTAAATCGAACCATAGTTCATGCCCGCCAACATTAATTGGAAATCCTGATTTTTTTAATTGAATATCGATACTCATATTATTTACCTCTTTCTTATTTTTTATAAAAAAAGAGGGGCAATTAAGCCCCTCGCTCGTTATGATTGTCTAACCTTTAACATGAGGAGTTTCTTTAGCAATCTTGTTGAATGTAATTGTGCAACCAAATTCTTCATCGTCGCCTGCGTCTCCTCCACCGCTCTTAATGTCTGATAATGTAGCAACTTCAGTTACTTCAGTTTTTTCAACTGAATCTACAATCTTGTGCCATACTTTTCGATTATCGCCTGTTAAACGTTTCTTTGAAGCAATTAAGTTTTGAGCGTCGTCATCATAATCACGAATCCCCTCAACTTTCCATGCTTCAGAAATACCAACGACTTTTTTCTCTTTCGTTCCGTCGCCGTCATAAAACGCTTTATCGTCTGTTTCTTCATCAGTATCATCCGTGATACTAGAAATGTTTTTCGCTAGGCGTTTAAATTGCTCTTTAGCTGGCGCCTCAGTATGCTCTTTTGCCCAATCTGCGATGTAGTGCTTACGTAAAGCATTCTTTTTAGTTGTAGCCAATTAATTTTCCCCCTTTATGATTACATTTACTATAAATGTGAATCTGTAATAGATATAGTTATCAACGCCTGCATCCATAAAATACGGGTCGCTACTTACCTTTATATGCTTAAACTGGAAAGAATCGTCTGAACTTTCAAGCTCTTCCAAATTTTCCAATTTATGACAAATTTTAGATAATGCGTTGAATCCTAAATCTCTATCATCTAGCCTCACTTTTACTTGTAACTCGAAATTTAAGTCCTTGTTTTTTGAACCGTCCATGTATTCTTGAATAGTCCTACCGCCCACAATGCTATAAAGAGAAATTGAATTCTCTTCACTGTTAAACTCGTTATATAGTTCAATACCGACCTTTAAACTGTCAATATAATCTGCCAATCGTTCTTGTAAATCCATCGTTTAAAACCCCATTCCTTTGCTTAAAACCCGTTTCCAACTGTCTAAATGCTTTGCTTTCGCTATCATATCCCATTTCGCACCCGTGTTAGGTGTTGAAAATTTAACATTTTCCTCGTAATACCTGCGACGTGCATAAGGAGTATTCCAATAAATAGAATCGCCTGAATTGCTGATGTGGGCTGACCCTCTCAACGTTCCGACTTTCATCGGTACATATTGATTAGAATCAGTCAGAATTTGCCCTGCCATAGCAATACGCCCTCTTTTTTGGTTCGCTTTGCCTAGCTTCCTTTCAATTGAACGTGTTTCAAGTTTAAAATCAATCTTCATTGACTAACTCGACCTCATAAGAAAATTTATTATCACTATACGGCTCGGCACAATCCACTACTTTATATATTCTATATGTTTTTCCGTCGTAAGTGATTTTTGATTTTTCTTTAAGTCGTTTGAATGGTTTAGTTAACGTTCGATACATGAACATCACGGCTTTTATATCTTTATTTTCGGTGCTTGAGGTCTGATTGTAAGTACTTGTTATATCAACACGAACAAACTCAATCTCAACCTCTTCAGCGTACTTTGGTTTATGATTTCTATCCTGTTCAATGTACTCTGAATATTTAACTTTATGAACTAGTGTGGGCTTTATGGACTTATAAATACTATTAATATTTTTCATACTACACGCCCCTAAATAACAACCCTGTTGCTGATAGTGCATCCATGAATCCTAAGCATGCAATCGGTTTGGAAATATTCTTTCCTGAATTGTTGTACTTACTTGAATTGTTTATCGTCGTTCTTCCAATCGTCAACGCTTGTGGAACGTCGTTTATTTCTTCTAGGATGGTAATGTTGTTAAAAATGATATACCGCACTTGTTCCTTGATTGCGTCCTTTACGGCTTCTTTCCTGAATCTGTTATCAGTTTCAAAATCATTGTGGTAATAAAAACGTCTAGTATAAATGTTTACTAATTTTTCAGCTTGCAAAACATGACTTTTAACTTCATTTGGAGTCATCGCCAATTCAGACGACAACTCCAACAATTCTTGTTCTGTTAAGTATTTCATACTTTCAACCTCCTAATTTAAGAGGCTTACTCGTCAACCTCTTCAAATTCCGTCGCCTTTTCAGCTTCTTCAACTGGTTCAGCGGTTTCCTCTGTTCCTACTTCTTCTGCCGTTTCTTCTTCCTCAACGTCAGTTCGTTTGAATCCTGAATTTAAGAATGCTGAGGCAACAATTTCATTATCTGTTGTATATTTCAATCCATCTTTTTCAAATTCCATGATTAAAACTCCTTCTATTTTGTTTTGTGTACGTAAATCGCACCTTTTTTGTTGTTAAGTACGAAAGCGTCATAACGGATACGACCCTCCGCCAAGAATCCACTAATTCCCGGTGCATCCTCATGGACTTTATATGTTTCAAGTTTGATTGGAGCAACTGTTGCTGATGGATGAGCAATGAAGAATGCTACATTTTCAGGAATTTCTGATTTTGCCAATACAATAACTGGTAACCCGTCAATTGTTCCGACTTGACCGTTTACGAGAATCTTTTGCCCTAAATCTGAAGCTTTGATAAATGAATCATCTTGCTTGATTAGTTTGAAGAATTCGCTTGATACATATAACACACGACCTGCACGAGGTGCTTTTGCATCATGTAATTTTAATTGTCCATCTAACACTGAGCTATAAGCATTCTTGTTAGTGACTGCTGCGGTTGCAACGTGGTCTGGTTCTGCGCCTGCTACAATTTTAGCATAACGGTATAAGTCAACCTCAGGAATTACACGTTCACGAATTTGACGTGCTAACGCTTCCCCTACTGCCATTTGTCCATCGTTATCATCGATACTCATACGGTCGATAACAAACGTAAATGAACGGTCTTTTGTAACAGTCATTTCTTGTAATTCGTTTTCTAAGTCAGTTGGAGTCCCGTAACGTGATGTACCTGTTGTTTGGTAGTCGTTTAACGGTACAGTGTTAACTGACATTACTTTAATTGTTTGAGCACCAACGAATTCATAATCGTTGTTTACGATTGGAGTTGATAAAGAATCGTTGTAAAAACGTTCATCGACTTTTTTCGCAAACTTTGTTGTATAGTTTCTTGCCATGTTTATTTATTCCTCGTTTCTGTTTTAGATTTTGTCAAATCCTGCAAACAAGGCACTATCTTCAATTGGCGTCTCTTTATTAGGATTTCCCTGTGCAAATTGAGGCGTTTTTGCTGACTCGGTACCGTTAAATAAATAGTCCGCACTTTGTTTTAATTCCTCAATCTGTTCATTCAATCCCTCAAATTCGCCTTTATCATTCTTTTTGATAGAATCCATGTTTAGCAGTGCTTTAACCGCTTTTAAGTTTTTAGCATTCGATTGAGTAAGGTTTAAATCAATGAAATTGTTCAAAGCATCCGTCTCTCTTTGAGCCGTTAAATCCTGAATAGTTTTCTCGTATTCAGATAATTTCTTTTGAACATCCTCACTGTTAACGCTCTTTGCTTTTAAATCTTCAATAAGAGTGTTAGAAGCCTTTAACTCTTCCTCATACTGTTTGTTTTTTGCTTTGGCTTTCTGATAACGTTCGTCAAGTTTTTCCTCACTAGCAATATATAGTTTGTGTTCCGCCATTCCACTAGTGATTTTCTCGATTGTTTCATCATCTAGCCCTTGAGCTTTCAAGTATTCTTTGAAAGTCATATTTTTTTCCTCCTCTACGCTTTTATACGAGGTTGCCTCTCATAAGTGATTTTCGATTTCATTTTACGCCTAAAATCAACGGCTGTATTTTTATGGTCGAGGTATTAACCTCTCTTTATTATAATCTCGTTTTAACTCGTATTTGTCAACGAAATCCCGCATTCTTTCCTGTTGCTTTCTAAGCAGTTTCTTGTATCTGTTCACATTATCACTGCCCAATTTTTCCGCAATCTGAATCTTGCCCTTTGTTTTCCTGATTCGTCGTGCTAGGATGTTTCGTTGTTGCTCAATCGCTTCATTCCGTTGTACCTCTTGCGGTTCGTACTGAATCTGATTGTTTGCGTTTATTTCGGGGTCAAATGGGAACCATTGATGTTTACAGTTAACGCCTCTATGTCCTGCGGGCGTTCCGTATCCGTACTCATAAGCGCTTGGATAACCGCTTGTATTCTCTCCTATCGGTCGTATATCAATCACTTTGCCTTGACAATACGAACACGCTTCACGGCTTCTTGGATGTGAAGAGACTAATACAGTGTATAGCTCTTCTTGTTCCATTCTAGCCGTTCTAACATCGTTGTACGTGTTCTGCATTGCTGACCTAGTGACCGCCTCTGCATATCTTTCAACGCTCCAATTACGCCCTGCACTATCCCAAAACTCGGACGGCAAACCTTTCTCATACACTTCCATTACGGCTTTTTCTATTGCGTTTTGAAGTGTCATTTCGCCCGTTACGACGTTTCTACTCGCTCTACCTAAAATATCATCATAAGCCTTACGTATTGCGTTGTTACTGATATTCTTATCAAGCAACGTCTTTTCAATCTTTTCATGAAAATCTTTCAACGCTTCATCTCGGATTTTATCTACTGACTTATTCGCCAATTCAAAATCAGGCTTACTAAAATATTTTGCGTTGTCCTTTTCAACATCGTTACTAGCTTCTAGAATCTCATTGCTCAACGTTTCTTTTTTATCAAGCAGTTCATTCCTGATTTTTTTCGCTTCTTGATGTACGAACAAGTGTTTGCTCGCTTCTGCTTCAACTCTCCAATTCATAAAACTGGTTTCATCGGCAGGCTTCAACGTCTCGGCAATATCTTCAAAGACTGATACTGTAATGTCGCTGTAATCGTTTCTTATACGCTTTGTGCGCTTTTCTAGCTTATCAAGTACATTCATTCAATTTCTCCAAATTCTTCTTCAGTCGCCTTTTTTTCGGCGTATTCGCTACTTGAAATATATTCCTCGTTGGCAATCTCTTCAATCATTGCGGTTGCTTGTTCGTCTGATAAGTTAAACAAGCGTTTGATTGCTTCTTTACGGCTCATCAACTTGTTAAATGTCGCCTTTGATAAGAACTCCAATTCAGAATTTTTATCATTGAACACACCGTCGTCAAAGTCTACCGAAATATCATTCTTGGTTGGTAGTTCGCCTTTATAGAGTCCGCTTGCTTTTGCCAACTCAAAGACTGATACTGTTAACTCTTTAATGAATTCCTCTACTTCTGAAACGTGACTGTTACGAGTGCGGTAAGTATCTGATTTCTCACTAACCACCTCAGTAGCCGTCTTCATGGATTTCCCGTCAAAGGTAAACGTTCCGTTTGCCAATCCTGTTTGCATTTCTAGAGTTGATAAGAACTTATTGATAGCTTCAATGTATTCAGTCGTTCTTAAACTGCTTGTGATATCCTGCTTAGTCATATCATCCATTCCAGTAGGCAATCCAACGAACACATCGGTTTCATCGTCAAAATACGTGATATAAGTTCCGTCTTTCAATTGGCGACCTCGTAAGAAATGGTCTGATACAACGAACTTACGTTTGCCCTGCCTGATTTCCCATCTAAAAGCGTCGTACGTTTCATCAATCTGTTGTAAGGTTGGTTTTGCGTTATCAATCACTGATAAACCTAGCGGGCTTCTTGGATTGATGTTGTTAAATCCGTAAGGCTTCACATAAGCGAATAAAGGTCTTGACAACCCCTTGACCGTGATAACCTCTTGTAAGTCCTTGTACGGCTCATAATCAGATAATGGAATACGTTTCCCTATCTCTTCTTGTTTCTCACTCCAATATAGCTCGTGAGTTATTGTATAATCACCATTTTTCTGCCATTCATGGAATTCTAATAACGTATAGTAGTGAGTTTTACGACCTACTGCTTCCGTTGCAACGCTTGATATAACACACTCGCTTACGTTGTTTGTATTTGCTTGTAACGGCACGAATGTATCAGCCAAGCACCAACTAAACTCAATTTTGTTGCCGTCTAAATACGGACGTACTGCAAGCCCGCCAGTTGCAAACATTACCTCTAGATACTTTGAAAAGTTCTTCTTGAAATGATTATCTTCAAATACTTTCTGAATGAACTTATCTTGTTCACTATCTTGTTTGCCAACCGTAATGGCGCACTGCTCGTTAAATACAACACTCGCGATATATCCTGATACTACTTTAGCCATGTTTAACGAAATAAAGGGGCGTTTAACCCTCTTACCGTTACTGTTGAGGTATTCAATCGGCTTATGAATACCATTGTAAACTTTGAAATTGTCCGCAATTCTGTCAATCTCTTTTGAATCCACACCCACCCTCGGATGGTCAGTGATTTTTTGTAATGTTTGTCCAAATGCAATATCTTTCAAATAACCGCCTCCTTTTTTAAAAAAATGAATTAATCTTGTTAACCACTGCATTTACACACCTCCTTAATAAGCAAGTTTTAAATCTCGTAAATTATCCATCACGAAATATTGAAAAGCGTCACACGTATGGTCGTTTTCTTTTACGACTTGAGGGTCGTCATTCATTATGCTTTTTTCCTCCCAAGCGTAAGTCTTATGTTCCTCGATGAAATACTTGTTATTGTTTTCCGTATCAAGATAATAGAATCGACCTTGAGCCAATAACGTTTGCACATATTCAGTCATTACAACCTTTTTCTTTTTCGCGACAGGATGTAAGTTTATTCCGTAATCTTCAAAGTACTGGTTTCGTATAGCACCCTCAGCACTATCAATTGTTCTGTTACGAACATCCGTTCGCTTATAACCGTTTTGCATTACCGTTTCAAAGTCATACATATCTTTTGATAACTGACTCGGTGCTTTCTTTCTTACTTTTCCCTTTGGCGAATAGTAGTAAGTATCAATCAGGTACACCCTCGGTAAGTCTTCCCCTAGCTTATGAGCCAAAACGAAACATAGACTAGCGGTCGCACTTTGTTGGTGTCCTGTATCCGTCGCAAAGTACATGTATAGCACTCGTTCATCATCAGGAATCTTTTTGACTTTCTTCATCAACTCAATGTTATAAACGTTCGTCCCAAGCCCTACTGGTTCGCCTAAATACAAATACCTGTAATAGTCATAATCATTCTGCTTGATACGCTCAATCTCGTCAAGAATCTGTTTCGTTACAAACCCTAGTGAATCATCAAGATAACTACTTGAATGCACAAAATAGTTTTCATCTTTCCTTACTTCATCCGTCCAAGCGTTTATCCAGTTGTATGGATTTCTAGGAGGGTTATACGTCCAATAGAACTGTACCTGTTCATATTCAGGGTGCTTTTGTCGCATAAATGTAATGTTAGTCTGGTCGAATTCTTCAGCGTTCTTAAACTCGCTTGCTTCTTCATACCACACCGCTATGATTGACCCAACATCATTTGATTTCAATTTCTGAAAGTCGTCTTGACCGTAAAAGTGAAATGCACTCTTTGTCTTTTGATGAATAATCTTATAAGGGCTTTTACGATAATCAAATTTATTTCCTAAGCCAAATTTATTAATAGCCCAAATGATTTTATTATATACAGAATCCGCAATAGTGTTCGCTACCTTACGAATAACGACGATTTCAACACGTTTACCTGCTCTGATAGCCTCTATCATCTTAAAGACTAATAAAAGCGAAATAACAGACGATTTAAACGAGTTACGCCCACCTTTTAAAACGTTGTAAGGCTTCTTACCAGTCCAAACGTCGTAAAAGGTTGGATTGATGTTCTTACTCTCTTGGAATGTCGGCAATGATGATGATTTCTTCATCGTCCGCACCTCCCAATTCTTCAATCTGTTTGTTTTTAAGTTTAAGCGCCTTGATACGTTCTTTCTGTTCCGCTATATCATGCTTATCTTTCTCGGTCGTTGATAGCTTGATGACGTTCTCTACCGCTCGTTGATTTCCCTTAACTGCTTGTTGGAAAGTGGCAAAGGCGAGTAACATTTCATTAGTAGCCTCAACGCCTAAAGCCTCAAGTTGTTCTTTTGATTTCTCACTTGATACATCCATTGATAATAGAGTTTGCATCGCTTGTTTAAGGTTCGCTTTCTTCCTTTTTGCCTTTGCACTAGCATATCCCCCTTTTCGTCCGTTCTCCCTCGCTGTTTCCACGGTAAACGGCTTCAAGTTTTCTCTGCCGTTGCTCAACCTACCACCTCCTTTACTGTTAGTTTTTAGGTTATTCTTCTTCCGTATCCTCTAGCTTATCTAGTAAGGCTATCGGACCAAATTCGTTTTTGATTTCTTTAGGATTTCCCTTAAAGAACACTAGTACATTTTGATGTGTTCTTATCACTTTCCGACCACTGTTCATTTGTTTTCTAGCTCTTAAAG